ACTCTCCTGAGTTATTATTTATACCTATAGTAGCTTTATCAGTATCTAAAATACTATTACTTCCTGTGTTGAAGGAAGAGTCATCCCATTTAAATTCTAAATAGGGTCTATAGATTGTATTTGTATTTTCAGAGAAATACTGAAGTTTCAAAGATGAAGTAGTTTCAAATTCTAGATCATCATCTAATTTTATTACAAACCCGTTGTTAGAAATAGAAGAAGAATAGTGCAATTTAACTGCTTCTGTAACGTTTATTTCCAAATCTTTAGAATCAGAGTACATAAAAGAAGAGGTTGTTTCTAATTCTACATTATTTGAGCCAGTAAACCAAACTCCACCTCCGATTAAACTACCTGAGTAAGAGCCAGTAGTATTTGCTGCTAGTACTGATAGTTGCCAGGCGTCACTTCTATTTTTATTTCTATGCTTCCAAGTTACTCCTGACCTATCGGTGGGTATGTCATCAATTTTTCCAACACCTTTTGTAAATGATTGAGCAAGTGGCCAGGCATACACAGATACAGTTTCTGCTAATTCAGTTGCATCTGCTAGAGAATAATTAATGCTTGAAGAAAAAGCACTTCCTACTACATTATCTAACGTAGAAACTATTTCAGTATGTTTAAATTTTACTAAAATACGTGATGATTCTCCTTTTAAAATTTTATTGGGAAAGCTAGCTAGTTCTACTATTTCGTCTATACCAGCGTTTGATTCTGATTTAAACGTGGTAATAAAAGTATCTGCTTCTGGATATAGTCTGTATACTGCCATTTTATACTGTTATTATTCTTCCTTTAATATCTGTATCAGGAAATTTAACTTCAAAGAAGCAAGGGTCATATGAAGGATATACTACATTATTTCTTGTAGCACCTTTAATATCATACCCAAATTCAGAGTAGTTATCTCCTACTTTATTAATTATTTCTAATTTTTGTACTGTCTGTACTCCTTTTACTCTATCTAGTACAGTAGTTATTCTAGCTAAGTTTATAGGTTGATTTATGTTTCTATTAGCTGTAATAAAATATTCTTTTATTCTCTGAATGCAATCAAGTAGAACTTGCCTGCCTGTAAAACTAGGAAGGGCTAATACTTCGAAATTTATTCCTATGTTAACTATAAATGCGTCTTTTATATTTAAACTATCAGATATCATCATATACTGCGATAGATAGTTCTTAAGGTTTCTTTTTAGATTGTCAGTCGAATAACTAAGCTTTTTATTATTATCGTATGCTAATACGTATAGCGATAAAGAAAATGGATTATCACTTACAAAATTAGTATTTGCTTCGGTTGCTGTAGCTTCGTCTTTAGTCACAAAAGTTTTAGCTACTGTACCGAATCTAGGGGGAAGAGATTGTGCTCTAACATTATAATCTTGTAGGGTAACAGCCCTTCCTTGCTCATTAAAAGATCTTAAAGAGTTTTCTCTTATTTCCTGCACTGTATCTCCGTCTTTACCCCCAGTTGCAGGAAGTGGGTTATTAAACGATAGTGTACCTTGATATGTTGTATCGGCAGCAGTTGATGTAACTGATGATTGTTGAGTTATAGTGTTAGCTGGAACGTTAGCGTTAATACCTCCTCCTTTTAGGTACTTGATAGTTAATGTAGTGTTTGAAGGAGCTAAACCATAAGTTCTAGTAAAAAGAAAATTTGAAGGGTCATAAGAGTGGTCTATTCTTGATACTCCATCTGCGTTACCAATACCTACATTAGTAGGGTCAGGTATTATTACTGAGTCATCAGATTCACTTATTCCTGCTCCAAATTGAATTAAAAGATTACCTGCTGAATTAAATCTAGTTACAAATCTATAAGGAACTTTTTTCAAAGTTAATTTAGTTTTTACTGTATCGTCAGCATCGGTATTAGCGGTTTCGTCATATACAGTTTCTTGACCTAAATAAGGAACTTCTGTATAAATGTTACCTCCAGAGTCAGTTATAGAGAGTATTCCGATTATATCTAGATCGTCAACTGTAATAGTTTTAAATTTTTCTGCTGTTCCTATTACTTCAGTAGAGGTAATAACCTCTCCAGAGAATGCTTTTGCTTTCTTTTTTAATGTATACTCTGCTGGGTTACCTCCAGCTATAGAAGCTACAGTAATAGTAGTGGGGTCAAAAGAACTAGAGAAACTAAAGTCTATCGACTGGTCTATTAAAAATGCTGGTTGTCCTGAGGTAGTAGCCTTGAGTTGTGCGTTTGATGAGATTAATAATGCTTGGTTAAAATTAGGTTCATAATCAGTTCCTGTTGAAGCTACATTTTGGGTAATATCTACATCAACTTCTGATACAGTAGTTATCTTAGGTCTATAGCCAAGTGTGTATGCTAGTGAGTATAGGTTTTCAGGATTTTTTGCATGTTGTACAAAAGTTTCTTGTAGTTGTGTGTCAGAATAAAACGAAAGTACATCACCTACATATGCTGCCATTTCTATAAACATCATGCCTGGTGAGGTAGGAGAAAAGTCATTAAAGGTGTCAGGAAAGTAGTTTTTAGCAAATTCAACTAATGAATTTCTAAAATCATTAAAATCTCTGTTTATATATTTTATATCTCTTACTTCTTTCATTATAGTTCAAAATTAATAGCTAACGTATCCTCTATGCCTGTGTCTTGAATTTGATATCTCATACTAAATGTAACTGTATTAGTATTAGGTGTACCTACTGTGCTTAATTTTATAGGTACTACAGCAGGAAAATTATTCCTTAAAGAATCTCTAATTTCTCCATCTATAGCATCTACGTTTTCTTTATCTATATTTTCAAATAATAAATTTCTTAATCCTGTACCAAAAGTAGGATTTAAAAATCTTTCTCCTTTACCAGTCAGAAAAAAATTTATTAAATTATTCTTTATAGCATCTCTAGTAGTAAAAGTAGAATTAAATACCCCAACCCCTGTAAAGGGTAAGGAGACTCCTATAGCTTTACGAGGCTGTCTATCTAACGGATTAATTTTTTTTGCTTCAAACGCCATTATACTGGTAATCTACTTTTATCTTTTTTATATGAAGCGTCTAATACGCTTTTTGCTTTGCTTACAAAGTCCAGTTTACTTATATCTATTCCCGGCATAGGGCCGCTGTTTTCAGTCAATCCCATTTGGTTAGCTAGTGTACTAGTAGCTGCTGCTCCTGGAGTAGGAGCTTGAGCATTTACTATTTGTTTAAAATCGTTACTAGTCATTTCTCCTGCCGTTTGATTTAACATTTCTTCTAAAGGTACAGTTCCTGTGTTAATCTTGCCTGTAGACCAGGTTTGTTTTAAATCTTTTTGTACAACTGGTTTGTATTCGTTAAACTTTTGTACATTAGTAGAAGTAGGTTCACTGGCAACTTTTACGGCTTCATTAAGCATATCTTGAAGCTCTTCTTTTATAGCTGCTTTTACTTCTTCTCTTATTACTTTTCGTAATGTATCTAGTTTCATAATAATAAATATCTAATAATTAAAGTATTGAAAGCTGAGTATCTAATCTTACTCTGATATCAGCTAAAATAGTTTTTGCTTTTGTTGTAAAAGTAGGAGGAGATTTTAATACAGTAACTCCTTCTAATGTCTGCGCAACTCCAAATCTTCTTGCTGCGACTGCTGGTGAAGTTGGGTCTTCTTCTACTTTTAAAATATAAATGTTACCGTCTATTGCTTCGTATAACTCTGAGTTAGTATCTGGTAAGTTAACACCTGATCCTGCAAGACCATCTAGAGGTAATCCGTCTGGTCCTAAGTTAAGACCGTCACCGTCTCCTGCATTTTTATTGTCACCATCTACAGTCCCAAAACTATCCTCTATTCTTCTTCTTCGTAGTCTAGACTTTACTCCATCGGGAATGAACTCTTCTATGGCGTAATCCTCTACCAACTCTAGCATTTCTTGAGATGCTGAATCAAAAGCTTGTCCGTCATCTTCACCGTCTAGCATTAACTCTAAAGAATTAGCCATTGATGTAAGTATACCTCCATATTCATCTAATAAATCTTGATTTATTGCTCCTACGTCTTCTCCCGAAACTAAAGAATCAGCATATGCTTCGTTTAAAGCACAAAAAGAGTCCGCAAAAGATAATAGATCATTCATTCTATCTGTAATTAATGAAAATGCGTCTATTTGGGCTTGTACAGTATCTACTCCGGCTTTAATGGATTCAGCTAGATTTATTGCTTTTGCAACATACTCCTGTAGGGTTTCAATTATAGCTTGAAGTTTCAAAGGAACTGAGATAGTAATACCTATTCCAGGAGGAATAGAGGTGGGTATAGGTAGGTTTATTATAACATTTACTATCTTTAACAGTTTAGTAATAGCGCCTAATACTTTGCCTGCAGTTTGTGTTAATTTGTTTGCAACATCTCCTACTCCGTTTATAAAATCTGCTACTTGCTCTGTTCCCTTAGCTATGTCTGAGGTATCGTCACATAGGGAGGGTGATAATCTTTGTAATACCAGTGCAGTAGCACTTTGAATAGCTCTTTGCTTAAACTTACGTATAAGTATTTTATAAGCCAGCCTAGCTTTATTCTTTATAACTCCTTTTAGTTTACCTAGTTGGGAGTTGATATGCTCTTTGAGTTTATCTTCTTCTATTTTAATGAATGTAGCCATTACTCAACAAATACTTTTTTAGAGTTTAAATCAGTTCTAACTCTAGTTTCTATTCCCTCTACAAGTTCTTTAACTGATTCTGCTGCGTTAATAACTCCTGGTATCCATATATCAGGTCTTCTGACTGCACTTAATCCTCCGATTAGTTCAGTTAAAGCATCTAAAATTTCTAAAAAAATAGTTTCGGCATGACCACCTAATACTGCAGGCTGTTGTAAGCTTTCTGCTGATCCTACTCTCAAAGGAGCATTTCTTAATTTAAATGCCAGATTACCTAAATATATTTTTTTAGAATCTAGCACTATTCTATCAGTTCCGTCTAGATGCACATTAGATGAGTTTATAGCTACGTTTTCTTTACCGGATAAAAGTATGCTTTCTTCTCTGGCATTTAATACTATACGGTCTGATTGTATTATGGCTTGAGCACCTCTATATAAATCAGTATTTAAAGGTCCAAAATTTAGATATGAACCTCTTTCTTCATTAGCAGGAATCAATGGTATAATATGATCAGATGTTAAGTATATAGATGTACGGTCGTTATTTATATCTTCAACTTGCGGTGTGTACCCGTCCGCAAGAAAATCAGCTAGCTCTTGAGGAATGTCAATTTTACTTTCTTTTTGTCCGTTTCTTATTATAGTCAAAGCTTTACCGTTATTTTGACTATTAACTAAAGGTTGTTGATTTGCTCTAACACCTGTCATTCTAATAGATTGACCATGTCTACCTTCTATTAATACATCCCCCATAAAAGGAAGCATAGGGTATATATCTCCTCTTTCAATTACTCCTGGTCCTGGGTTGGGATCTCCTTCTCTTAATCCTGGATCTGGGTGAGCGTTATAATGTGGGTGATTCCATATGGCTAAAGAAGACCCATAGTATATTTTTGTTGAATCTGCTATATCGACAACGTCTTGTGCTTTGGGTCCTACGAAAAGCTGTACTACTTCACCTGCTAGAGGAAAAGACATAATATTACGATCGATAGGGTAAGCTAAATCTAAAGATCTTAAATCACCTTCTTTACCGGATGAGTCTAAAAGTCTATACCTAATAGCTCCTATATCACCATAAGATTTAAAGAAGGGATGGGATTCGTCTGTAACCACATCCACAACTCTAGCTATTGATGCTAAAATCTTATTATCTGACATATTATTCCTCTTGTTTAGGTTCTTCTTTTACCTCTTTTTCGATTTCTTGAGATTCTTCTAGAAGATCCTGCAATTCAGAGAAGTCAAACATTTCACTCCCATCTCCTTTAGTTTGTGCTGTTTCTATGCGTTGAACTATAGTCGCTAACTTAATCAATGCTTCATCGTTCTTTACTCCTATCTCCATATACTCTTTTATCATAGGGACGATTAAAGTAGCATCTCCTATATTTTCTATAAGAGGTTTTAGTTCACCTATTAATGCTTTTACTTGAGCTCTAGTACTAGTTGAGTTATCATGTATTTCTCCAAAGAGATCAGATAGAGTCTTTCCGTTAAATATTTCTTTATCTAAACTCATAATTTTAATTATAAATAGTAACTTACTTATTATTTAAGTTAGGTACTAGAACTCCTCTTTCATATAATTCAAGGTATCCTTCATAGAAATCCTTTTTAAGTGTAGATATAACCCTTGTAAGTTGAGGAGTTTCGCAATCTGTCATTTCTCTTATATAGATATAAAGAGCTTTCTTTTTAAAAATCTCTAAATCACTCCTCTTTTTAAAAATGGTAAGTATAGCATCAGCTATTTTTCTTTCAGATTCTTTGAAAAACAATTCTTCTAACTTTTCATACGTTAAGTCTACCCAAATATCTATGTAGTTTCCTAGAGATATAGCTTCATCGTAGTCTAACTTATGTTCTCCTACTATCATATAAGAGGGGACGTTTAGAGCAAAGCTATCTGGTGTAGATTCGGTCTGGGTGAGCTTTTTATAGTTCTTATTATTGTAGTTAATAAGCCATCTTTTTACTATAGTACCAAAATAAGAGTATGCTTTAGCTCCATTAGTAGGGTCAAACTTCATAATCTTTTCTTCTAGTAATACAGTTACTACTTCATGCTTAAGATCTTCGATTTGTTCGACATCTGTGTAGTAAAACTTAAAGGTATGTATAATATTTTCTGCTAACTTATAGAATGGAAGGTAAATATGTTCTGTAAATACCTTATTCCTATATTCGTTGTCTGTGGAGCTATTGTATTTTTTTATATACTCTTCTGTCTCTGAAGTAAAATAATTAGCTTTGGATTTCTTCCTTGCCATATGTCGAGGGTAGCTTAAACTTGTTAAGCTCATTTTGTACTGTTTTTATACTATTAAAAAACGTACCTATTTCGTCGTCTGACTGAAAGACCCCTCGTTCGTCAAGTTTTTTAAGGTACTGATCGCTTTCTTCTACTAAAGAAGAGAGGTTTTGAAGATATTTTGTTTGATCTTCTATAATATCTTCGTATAACTCTGCTTTTTTAAGAAGGTTATTTATAATATAAAGAAGAATAATTATAAAAGCAACTAAAAAGACAATTATTCCGGAAAAAAGTAATGGATTAATGGTCATCTATAGGTTTTTTAACATTTTTGAAAGACTTTCCGAAGAATTGACGGCTTTTCCTGAACTAGAAGTGGTTTTTTGGCGTCTAGGCTTGGTAGTCCCACCGTTTTTCTTCCAAATATCGTATTCGACCTTAGAGGCTAGGTAGTCTGCACTGTGGAGTACGCTAACAATAGAGGTTTTCTGTCTTGAACTCTCTTGATGACTGAAGAAGTAAGCTTCATTAGCTTTATCAAACACTCCATCGTGTAGTCTGATGCCTAACCACTCTTTTTGACTAACCTTTAACCCGAACTTCTGTAGTATGTACAGTGATCTATCGGGAATGAGCATAAAATCTAAGTCTGAGTTGTAAGTATACATCTCTGATAGTTTATCCTGACGCCATTTATCGGTCTGAGGTTGATAGTTCTCTTTATCTCCATCACCTAGCTTACCTAAATCATGGAATAAAGCGGCAAAGACAAGTTCTTCTTCGGTGTAATCTACTGTTCCACCCATCTCTTGATATAACCTAGACTGCTTTACCGCATATTCCACAACTCTATTAACATGATCGACGTATCCCCCAGCAAAAGCATTATGATGCCAAGTTTTACCACTAGCAGGAGCCATTACGTAAGTTTCCTCAATGTGAGAAATAAGTTTCTTCACCGAGTCTTTACGATCTCCTATGTAAGTATCTACTATTTTGAGATGCTTCTCGAAATTACTTTGGATCTGTTCGGCCGATAATGACATATTAATTATTTAATTGATTATTTTTATATATCTATATACTTATATATTATTATTAATTATATCTATATATATTTTATATATAATATTGTTAAGATAATAATAATTTTTCTAAAAAGCAACTAAATTAACTGTTTTCTGTTAGAAAATTTTTTAATATACGTCCAATACCTATTTTCAAAAATAATTCTATCCGGTAAAACCTCATCTACTGCTTTCATAACTCCGGGCCACCACTGTAAGTAGTCGTCACCTATTATAGCTCCTCCTATTTTAACTTTAGGTAACCATACCTGTATATCGTTTTTAACTGATTTATAGTCATGTACCATATCAATTATTACTAAATCTATAGAATTGACTTTAAATTGAGTAGAAAGCTCTGTTGCATCCCCCATAAGAGGTGTATAATCTCTACCCTGCATATTTTCTTTAAACTCTTGGTAAAAATTTTCTTTTTTCCTACTATCTGTCCATAAATCTATAATATATACAAAATGTGAATCATCTGCTTCATCGCATAAAAAAGCCGAAGATCTTCCAAATTTAGCTCCACACTCAACTATAGTACCCTCTGTGGGTACCTGTTCAATAAAATGACGATAAGTACTTACTCCTGCATCGTCAAACCAACCATCTATGTCTAAAAAATGCTTCAAAAGGGAAAATGGGCGTATTGTTCAAATAAAAGCGTTAGCTCGCCGCGCGAAACGCGCAAGTTGTCCCGCGATTTATTCATAAGTTTGTACGTTTGATTCCATCTTATAAGGATCTCCTATACGCTTAACAACGGATTTAGC